GCCTTTCTACAAGGCAAAGCAGCAACACAAACAGTCAAGGGTGGTAATACACAAGAGTTTTATCATGTTGAAGGTGATCTTGATAAAGAAAAGTGGCGTGATGGTCAGTTGAATCCAGAAGGCACATGGAACAAGTCTAAGATGCTTGTGGATTTGCATCCTGATGTTGCTAGAATGGTCTTTAGATATGGTCGATGGCATCATTACGTGGATTACACGCCGTTCAAAAAGAATAAACTGATCTTTAAGAAAGATTATGTTCCTGTGAAAGGTGTGAATAACTACGGAATGACTCTCGTAACTAACTTTGGGAAATAATATGACTTTTACATTTACTCCATGGGCACGATATTTCGATTTCTATTATCTCCAGTCTGGACTGGAAAAAACAGTTCACTGGATTCTTTTTCCGTTCCTGTGTTATGCTGTTTACAAACTCCTAAAAGTAATGACTCAATAAGTCATTGATTTTGTTATGACTTGACAAATGCGATCGGATTTGCTATACTTGTGAAAATCGTGAAAGGAAACACATGTCGGTTGTATCTACTTCTTCCAATTCGCTTCTAGCAAAACTCCTTGCTACGGAAAACATTACGGTCCAGCACCAGTCTGGTATTAAGACTGCCATGTTTGACCTTAAGAACCGTGTCCTTATGCTGCCTGTGTGGCAGGACATTTCTACTGACCTTGAGCATTTGCTTATCGGTCACGAAACGTCCCATGCTATTGATACGCCTGGTGCAGAAGAATATCGCAATGCATATGAAAGCATTGCCAAGCGTGTGTTTGGTGATGAACTGGATACCCGTCTGACAAAGACTGTTTCCGGTTTCTTGAATGTCATTGAAGATGCTCGCATTGACAAGCGCCAGAAGCGCCGTTATCCCGGTCTTCGTAAAAACTATCTGCTCGGTTACAAAGAACTTATGGAACGTGACTTCTTTGGCACCCGTGGTCGTGATATCAATGGAATGAACTTTATCGACCGCTTGAATATCTATTTCAAGGGTGGTAATGTCAATCTTAATATTGAGTTTACACCCGAAGAAAAGGCTTTGTTGAATCGTGTTGAGAATGCTGAAACCTTTGCTGAGGTTGTTGAACTGACCGAAGAAGTCTATCGCTTTTGTAAGGGTCAGATTGAAAATCAGCATGACGATATCCAGATCAACATCGGCAAGCCTGGTGATGGCGAAGACGGTGATGAATATGATATGGATATGTCTTATGATGCCAATGCTTGGGGTGATGAAGGCGAAGACGATGGTGAAGACGGTGATGGTGACGAAGAAGGCAAAAGTCAGGGAACTGGTCAGGGTGATATAGCACCTAATGGTTCTGGTTCTCCTTCTCGTGGTGCTGGTTCCAGTGGTGTCGTGAATGGCAAGGCTCCTGAGTCTGTTACGGATTCTATCTGGGAACAGAAGCGTGAGGAACTTGTTCGTGATGCCAACACGGATTATATCTATCTTTCGCTTCCTCAGATTGATTACAGTCAGTGCATTGATGATTACAAAACCGTTCTCAATGATTGGCGTAATCAGATTAAAGGTGGTAGCAATGGTTGGGGTAATACGTTGGACGGTAACCGCTTTGCTGAATACCGTCGTGAGTTCATGGAATGGCGTTCAAAAGAAAAAGATACCATTTCGTTCCTTGTAAAAGAGTTTGAACAGCGCAAGAGTGCAGAACTTTATTCTCGTATCTCTATCGCTAAGACTGGTATGATTGATACCAACAAACTCCATTCTTACAAGTATAACGATGATATCTTCCGTCGTTTGTCTGTCATTCCTGAAGGTAAGAACCACGGTTTCGTTATGTTTCTTGACTGGTCTGGTTCTATGCAGTTCGGTCTTCGGCATACAATGAAACAGTTGTTCACTCTGGTTCTTTTCTGTAAGCAGATCCAGGTGCCTTTCGAGGTCTATGCCTTCAAAGACTGTAATCTCAAGAAAGGAGATGCGTTCGATTATAACGGAGAAAACATTCTGCATCTTAATCAGATTGGTCTTCGTCAGTTTCTATCTTCCAAGATGAACACTGCCGAACTAAACGAGGCCATGTCTGTTATGTGGGCTATGGGTCATGGTTGCAATCTTTACTGTGAAGGTATGGGTGGCACGCCTTTGAATGAAGCTCTTATTCTTGCTCCGAAAGTCGTGAATGATTTTCGTGCCAAGTATAAACTTGAAATCGTGAATACCATCGTTCTTACAGACGGTGAGGCTAACGGTTATAATGGTGTGTATAACGAAACCATTAACAACAAGGCAAGCACCTTTGCTCGGCGTAAAAGAGTGTATCTTTACACCGATAAGATCACTGGTAAGACCCATGAGGTTTATCCTCATGGTCAGCCTGATTATAGCAGCAACACCAATGTTATGCTGCGTATTCTGAAAGAGCAGACTGGATGTAACCTTATCGGTTTCTTTCTCTTTACGGAGTCTTGGAGCAAGTTTATGTATCGGTTTATCGCTCATGATACAACCGAGCATAAGAGTAAGGCTCAAAAGTTCTGGAAAGATAACAAGTTCTATCCTGTCAAGAGTGCTGGTTATGATGAATATTTCGTTATTAACGCCAGTGCCCTTAAGGAAGAAGATGTAGGACTTGAAATCGATAACAACAAGTCCACGAAGATTATGGCTAAGGCATTCTCCAAGTTTGCCGCAAAGAAGGCTGTAAATCGTGTCCTTCTTCGGAACTTTATTGACCACGTAACTGGTCAGGCTAAGAAGGTTGCGTAAAATCAACGACTTAGGAAGGGGTTGACAAAACCCCTTCCATGTGGTATAATGCATATATAATGAGAAATGTGAAAGGAAAGTATCTCATGCCTAAGAAGATTGATCGTTCCGACTTTCTGGACAAAGTCCGTTTTGAGTATGGTGCTATTCGTGAAATCACCCGTAAGCAGGTTATTGAAATCTTTGAAAAGTATGATGTTTCTTGGCCTGTTTGGTTGATCAAAGATCCTAATCGTCGTGTTGGTCGTGGTGTATATGCTCTTCCTGAGCATGGTGCGACCGTTGATATGGTTGCTGCTCCTGTTGTCAAAGCACCTCGTAAGACTGTCAATAAGACTGCTAAGATCCAGTCTGTTGTTCCTGTGACTGATACTATGGTCGCTATGGCACCGACTGTTTCTATGGCTCCTTCCACTAGCACCAATGCCGAAATCTCTCTTGTTCCTGAGAAGGCTTCGGGTTATGTGCCGTTCGGTAACTTTACCGACGTTCGTGCTATTATCAAGTCCAAGAAGTTTTATCCTGCCTATATCACTGGCCTTTCTGGTAACGGTAAGACTATGATGGTTGAACAGGTTTGCGCTCAGGAAAAGCGTGAATGTGTCCGTGTCAATATCACCATTGAAACAGACGAAGACGACCTTATCGGTGGCTTCCGACTTGTTGATGGTCAGACTGTATGGCAGGATGGTCCTGTTATCGTGGCCATGACTCGTGGTGCTGTTCTTCTTCTAGACGAAGTGGATCTTGGTTCTAATAAACTGATGTGTCTCCAGCCTGTGCTTGAAGGCAAGTCTGTCTTCCTGAAGAAGATTAATCGCCTTGTTCATCCTGAAAAGGGTTTCAATGTGATTGCTACAGCAAACACCAAGGGTAAGGGTTCTGATGATGGTCGCTTTATCGGCACCAACGTTATGAACGAAGCGTTCCTTGAGCGTTTCTCTATCACGATGGAACAGGAATATCCTGCTCAGAAAACCGAGACTAAGATCCTCAACAATGTTCTTGGTGCTTCTGGTATTGAAGCAAAAGAGTTTGTTGATAAACTGGTGACTTGGGCTGATGTTATTCGCAAGTCCTTCTATGAAGGTGCTTTGTCTGAAATCATCTCCACTCGCCGTCTCGTCCATATCTGCGAGGCTTATTCTATCTTTAACCAGAACCGTGTGAAGGCACTTGAACTGTGCTTGAACCGCTTTGATGTGGATACTAAGAATGCGTTTATGGAACTCTATAAGAAAGTCGATGAAACTGTCGATCCGCAGCCTGTTTCTGAATCGGAAACAGCCAATGTGGGTGAAGAGATTGCTTTCTAACCCATAACAAGAATACCCGTGTGTAATATAGTGATGCTGGTGGTTATACACGGGTCTTTCCTTTCACGACCACCAGCATCAACAACCTTGAAATGGAGAATATATAATGGCTACTCGTAAGACTCAGATTGAAAAGATTGAAAACGTCCTTCGCAAGTATAACACCGGTGCTGGTGTGACTGCTGATAAGGTTGCTTCAATTGCCCGTGTGCCCCGTGAGGCAGTTGGTAAGCGTGTTTTTGATCTTCGTGAGTATTATGATATCTATACCAACTATCGCACTGTGAATGGTAAGCGTACCGCTTTCTATCGCTTTGCTGGTTAATAAGTAAAAAGTTTACTATATAAGGCGTGGGTGCATTTTTGTGCCCACGCTTTTCGTGTATGGAGAATAATATGGAAATTAAAGTTTCTACAGAGGATTTGAGAAAGAAAAAGTTATTTGTTGCTACACCATGTTACGGTGGCCAGTGTCTAGGTCTTTACACTAAGTCCATTCTTGATCTACAGGCAACATGTATTCAATATGGCATTGAATGTCGCTTTTCTTTTATCTTCAATGAATCACTAATCACTCGGGCCCGCAATTATCTTGTTGATGAATTTCTTCGTTCTGGTTGCACCCATCTTCTATTCATCGACGCAGATATTCAGTTCAATCCTCAGGACATTCTAGCACTTCTTGCTCTTGATCTAGATATCGCTGGTGGACCATATCCCAAGAAATCTATTAACTGGTCTAACGTTACCAAAGCAGTTGTTAAAAACTGTGAGGTTGACACAAATAACAACACTGTCAAAATTCGTGATGGTTACAATCCTCATGAGTTAGATCAGATAACAGGTGACTATGTGTTCAATCCTGTTCCTGGAACAACTACATTTAAAGTCACGGAGCCTGTAGAGGTTCTAGAGATTGGTACTGGCTTTATGATGGTTAAGAAAGAAGTCTTCCCAGTTTATGCAGAAAAGTATCCAGAACTTCATTATAAGCCTGATCATGTTGGTCAAGCACATTTTGACGGCACAAGATACATTCATGCATATTTTGATACGATTATCGATCCAGAGTCACACCGTTATCTTTCAGAGGACTATATGTTCTGTCAGAATGCTCGTAAGATCGGATATAAAATCTGGCTATGTCCTTGGATGAAAACCACACACGTTGGAACATATGCGTTCCAAGGTGATCTACCTTCTGTTGCAGCGGCTACGGGACAACTAAGATGATCATAGGTCTTGTTGGCTTTATTGGAGCCGGCAAGGGAACAGTCCGTGATATTCTTGTCAGAGAACATGGGTATCACGGATTTGCTTTTGCTGATGCTTTGAAAGATGCTGTGTCCACGATCTTCACATGGCCACGAGGTCTTTTAGAAGGTGATAGTAATGCTTCACGAGCCTTCCGTGAGCGTATCGATCCATGGTGGTCACATAAACTGAGTTATGAGGTGACGCCACGTCTCATTCTACAAAAAATGGGTACGGAAGCATGTCGGCACGGAATCGCAGATAACATCTGGATTGCCGCATTAGAGAAACGCATTCATGGATATGAAGACGTGGTTATCTCCGATTGTCGTTTTCCGAATGAACTCGATTTTGTTCGGAGTGCCGGCGGCGTTATTGTTCGTGTCAAACGAGGAGAAGAACCTTCTTTGGAAGAGCAGATGAAGATGCATATATCAGAGACAGCATGGAACTATGTTGTGCCGGACTATGTTATAGACAACGACGGCACATTACAGGAACTGAAAGACAAGATAAAATTGGTCTTGACAGTAGAAGAAAAACCCACTACAATATTTCATCATCAAGTTTGATCAAAGGAGTATATAATGAAACTAAGTGATAACGCTCTTACCGTTCTAAAGAACTTTGCCTCCATCAATAGTGGTGTTGTGCTAAATGCTGGTAAGGTACAGAAGACAATCTCACCTGAAAAGTCCATTCTTGTTGAAGCGACATTGGAAGATGATGTTCCTAGCAAGTTCGGTATCTATGATCTAAATCAGTTTCTCGGCAATGTTACAACACTTCGTAATCCGGAACTAACATTCAAGAATGAGTCCGTTGTTCTAGATGACGGCGAACTGGCCTTTGATTATATGGCATGTTCACCAAATCTTATCATCACCCCTCCAGATAAGGAACTTATTTTGAAGACTGTTGATGTAAAGTTTTCTCTACCAAATGCTATGTTTCAAAAGTTGCTCAAGATGGCAACAATGAACTCCCTACCAAATCTTTCTGTTGAGGGTAAAGACGGTTCACTAAATCTTCTCATTCACGAAAAGGCAAATGATACATCCAATCGTGGTGCTATAAAGATTGGTGACTATGCTGGCAAGGACTTTATTGCTACATTCAAGACGGAAAATCTCAAGTTAGTTCCTGATGATTATGATGTTGAGGTTCAGACTGGTGCCTTTGCCAAGTTTGAGAACAAGGCAGGCAATCTGAAATACTTTATTGCCCTCGAAACGAAATAATGAAAAGTGCTGGTTTACTAAATAGTATTGTCCGTCACGGAGCGCCAACCCCCACGGACTCTAACGCTATTGAGGAGCGCCAGCATATGCCTTCTATTTATCGTCTCATTTATAAGAAACATTTTGGTTCTATTCCCGTTGATGATAATGGTATCTCATACGATATTCATCATATTGATGGGAATAGAAAGAACAATGAACTATCAAATCTAAAAGCAGTATCTTTACAGGAACATTATGACATACATTTCAATCAAGGAGATTGGATGGCGTGCCAAAGAATCCTGAAAAGAATGGATGATGACCCTGTAAAAAAATCTATTCTTCTCTCTAAATCTAATAAACAAAGAGTTGAGAACGGAACACACAACTTTATGAATCCTGAATGGTGTAAGGAGTCAAGCGAAAGACGAAGTGATACTTGGGAAATAACTTTTCCTGATGGAGAAACTATTGTGAGAAAAAACTTGAAGACTTTTTGTAAAGAGAACAATCTAAATCAAGGTGCTATGAATCAAGTTGGGTTAGGAAGAATCGAACATCATAAAGGTTTTAGATGTAGAAAGTTGAGAAAAGGTGAAATACGTGGAAAGGAAGCAAAGTAATGTATGTATGGCGTCTCTATTTCGGATGTTTGTTTCTGTTGTTTCTGGCGATTGGACTTATCATCTATCAGGAATATACAGATAACAAAAAGTGTGAAGATGCTGGTGGCGTCTATGGTGGTCACGGCATGTGTGTGAATCCAGCAGCAGTTATTGAGGTAGACTAATGAGCATGATGGGACATAATCAGCAACATCGTTCGGTGCAGGGACTAACCGAAGAAGAACGCAAGCAGTTTCGTAAGGCTATCATGGAGTTGAATGACTCTATGACTCGTATTGGTGCCGAGCGAGAACTACAGAAAGAGACTATCAATGAACTAAGTGGTAAACTGGACATTGATAAGAAACTCATTCGCCGTATGGCTCGCACATACTTCAAGGCAAACTTCAACTCTGAGATTCAGGAGAACACAGACTTTGAAGAGTTTTATACCACTGTGATGGAGAAGACACAACTATGATGGCGCTTATCTTTGAGTTGCTAAGTGTAATAAACTTTATATCTGCGTCTTACTTTTGGATTAAGGATCACGATGATACAAATCGTTGGTTGTTTTTCCTACTAACATCTATTATAATGCAACTTAGCGCATCTCGTTATGAGGAAAATGAATGAGTGAAGAATTTCTATGGGTTGAGAAGTATCGTCCTCACAAGATTGAGGACTGTGTGCTTCCTGATCGTA